TATCTAAGGTGATACCATCGGGTAATGACGCCATTTATTTTACCTCGTAACAGACGGACGGACAATAAATTTTCCTTCTATAATTCTACGAGTAACCGATTCACTAGTCATTAGAACATCATACACATAATCTTGTGCAGTTAATGTCGCCGTTGTTGCGGGTGCCATACTGATATAAAGAGAACCAGAACTATTTGGACTTATCTTTTCAAATGAAAAATCAGCGGAAACATTTTCTGAACTATATGTTTCTCTGACCGACCCACTAAAGTTTTGGTCTGTGATGTCTATTGAGGCACCTGTCTGGTCTGATACTGATACGAGAATCTTAAAAGTTTCACCTTGTCCTACGGTTAGATTTGTGCTTTGTGCCATAATGATACTCTAATTAAATGTCTTACTATAAGTATTTTTGAATATAACAAAAAACCTCCCCGAATTGGTTCGGGGAGGTTTGCTCAGTAAGAGCAATTTGTATTTTCCTTCTACTAGTAGTTTAGGATGCAATAATCTGGTTGGACTGTTAGTGTAATATTCATTGGTTGGTCTTCATCCCAATTCATATCACCAAAGTTAACTTCTGTAATTTGAGTTCCTTTAAGAATCCATTCCTCAACCTTATCACCAACGGGCCCAAGAACATTGAATGTCAAATCTTTCTTATAGAAATCTGTATACCCGTCGCGACCAGTTACAGATTCGTGGTGGAGACGTACCCACTCCATAACGGACTGTGCAGCAGATGGAACGATTGGGTCATGCAATGTCATTTGTAAAGCGCTCCATACAGAACGACCTTTTACATATCTCTGAACATTGATATGATTTAAGGCTCTAGCTTCTTGTGTTAATCTTGGTCTTTGCATTCCCTTGATAACATATGCAGGAACTCCATCCATGTTCATAATGAACCTATTTTGCATCTTAGGCTCAAAAGCCTTGAAAAATAGCTCCTGTTCTTCTACCAAATTGGCCATATTTTGTCTCCAAAAATTATACTTTTATATAAATATCACTTACCACTAATTTATATAACCTTTTAGTTTATCTTAACTCTCAGGGAAAGTAGCACCTGTTGGTAAGATGTTAAAGTCAAGGACGATGAACTCAGCCGTTCTGGTTGGTTGTAGATAAATCTGACCAACTAGTTGATTTCTGTCAATGACATCTGGTGTATTGTTTGTTTCATCCATGACCACACGGAAAGCGAATAGTCCTTGTCTTTCCTGCACACTAGCGAGGTAAGGATTGACCAAGTTTAGGAATCTGTTACGTGTTGCTTCTGTGTTCTGTTCAAACAATAAGTATCTGGAACTTGATGCAATGTACTTCTTCAGAGCAATCAAGAGACGACGGACATTGATTCTATCAAGAGCACTTGAGCGTGTCTGTAGTGTCTTCTGTCCAAAGGCAACGATACCTTGACCGGGGAACTGTGCGATTGGGTTAACCTTATTCTCGTATAGTTCATCACGATTTGTTCTGTTAAGTCTTGTCTTAACACCCTGTGCTCCTGCGATACCACCTCTGTTTAGACCAGCGGGTGCGAACCACTCAGCAGATACACTATCACTATAAGCGAATGTCTCTGGTAGAACGACCGAAGGTGGTGCCCAGATAAACTTGTTTGTATTGGTGTTTAGAACTCTTACCCAAGGATACCAACCAGCGGCGTAACTTGTGTCAAGTAGTGCGGCGGTTGCGGTAGCAGTTGCGATACTGGCTCCGTAACTTGCTAAGTCCATGATAAAGAATGTATCTTGTCTGTCTTCACAGATGTCAATAGCATACTGGGTAATGTATGGGTGTTGTTCGTGGTTAACGCCGGGGATGACCAGTAGGTTCATGTCATAGGCTTCTGGGTTCTTGAGTGAGTCAAGAGCTTTCTTGAACGCCCTTCCACCTTCTGCCTGTGAAGTACTGATGTCAAACCCTTGGGTGTTTGTTGACACAATGTCGGCACCCATCTTTCTTTCTCTGTTAGGTTCAAACCCATCGAATCCACCTTGCATTGGCACGGTGAACTTACGATATGTGATGTGAGCACTAGCGGTTATACTTAAGTTAACATTTTCGACTTCACCACTAGCAACATTTTCTAACGAGAACTCAGTTAAGTTTGTATTTGAACCACTGGTTGCGACATATCCTACTGTAGCGGCTCCATCTGGTAGTGGGTTTAGGAACCCTTGGTTTGTATAGTTAGTTTCGGTGTAATCATACCCGTAGAACTTTCTAGCGTCTCTGACCGCACCTGTTTTGTATCCACTAATAACCGAAGCAGATGTCCAAGCTGTAGTTACAACTTGTGCTCTGACTGAAGTTTCGGTATCTTCAATCTTGAATGGTGCGTAAACAGCGGCGAATCCATATGGTAATGTTGTCTCTGGAACTGTTGCGGCAGAAACATCATCACTTAATTCAACTCTAATGAATTGACTCTTATTTGGGAAGTCACCGACATATAGGTATTCTTCGGAAACAGAATCATATGTTGAAACACTGTTACCGATTCTTCTTCCAATATAGTCTGAACTATTTGGGTCTAAGTTTAGATTGTCATATTGTTCAAGAATTTCTGACTTTGTATCTGTATCAGTAGCTTTTCTGACCAATAGTGAGAATGTTCCATATTGACCTTCAATCGTTCTATACTTAATTCCAGAAATTGAAATCTTGATATCGCGGTTACTGTTTGACCCGTCAGCTAGAGTATGGACTTTGAATAGGTCATATTTTGAACCACCGATTGTTTGTGAACGAATCCAAGGAGTTGAAGCGTTTGAGTATTCCTTAGTAGCAGCTGTACTGAAGTCTAAGAATCCAGAAGAAGTTACTAATGCAATTTCAGTCAAAGCTACACCACCCTTATCGGGGTCAATAGCAGATGGGAAATAAGCGTAGGTGTATGCTGGCGCGGAACCACTTGTTAGTGGAGAAGAACCAATACTATTAATAATATTATCAGCACTAGAGCCACTTGGAGAAACTGATGTATATTCCACAGCTCCGTTAGACCCAGTTAAACCAATTGTTAATGAAGTTGTTCCACTAACATTTGCGTTGTCTAACGAAACACCTGCAACAGTTGGGTGAAAAATAGCGAGAACTTTTTCGCCTTCAGAACCACTAGCAACTAATCTAGCAGAAGTAAAGTCTGAACCACTATATCCATCTAAACCAAGAACACGAACAACGGTTGCTGAACCGGCTTCTTGTAAATAATTTTGGACTGTATATCCTAAGTAGCTGTATTCATCTGCGGTACCGAACCTGTTCTCAAACTCTTGTTGACTTTCTACCATTACTGGAACGAATGCTGGACCCTTTTGAGCTACTCCAACAAATGCTCCACCAATGTCAGCCACACCCTGAGCTAAGAAAGATTGATCTCTCTCACGGGTAAATACGCCTGGGCTAACTACACGCTCTGCCATACTCTATTCTCCATTAGGTAGTTTTTATTTCACCTGTCTCAATATCAAGTAACCCTTCACCATACTTATCGTTTAAACTCTCTAAGTAATTTCTTTCTGTGTTAAAAGCAGCTAAAAATTGACTTTTAACAATCTCTATCTGTTCTTCTAACAAAGTTTGTTGTAAAACCAAATCACTTAGTTGTTGTGAGTTTGTGAGAACCTGTTCACGATTTGTCTTTACTTTCTGTAATTCTTCATCACTAATTTTTGTCATAACCTAACCATCCTTTGTATTATAAATATATGATAAATTTCTCAAAATGGTTCCTATTCAATGAATTTCTCTTTGATAACCAACTTTCTTGTGGTAAATCTAGTCTGGTTCATATTCATTGGTCGTCCATACTTGTCCACGGTGTTTTCAGGTAGTAAATACGCTTTAACAGTCATGGTAAATTCTGACCTGACCAACCTGTCTTTTCTTTCTGGCAATTCTACTGTATTTTTATACTCTTTTATTGATGTCTTAAATTTGTATTTGTCTTTTTCACCCCAATAACTTTCACCTTCAAAGGAGATTTGTTCAATTAGGTGGTTCATTTGTGCCATATATTCGGT